TACGATGTTACCTAAAGTGTTCAAGGCGTATTCAACTGAAGGATCAACGATAGCAACCAAGTTGTTATCTGGAACGCTTTGCTTTTTAAGGGCATAACGAGCATATGCAAACTCTTTAAGGGTGATTACCTCACCTGATCCAGAGGCTGCAACACGCATCTTAATGCCGTTAAGTGTTTCTTCTGAGTTAGCAGAAACACCAGCTTCAGGGGCAGCAAGAGTGGTTGACTCAAAGTGCTCCATGATTGCACGTTCTTGTTCAGGGACAAAACGAGACATCAATTCGTTAGCATAGAATGTGTCTTGTTCTGCTTTCTTCGTCATGTAAGTAGCTGATGACAGATACTTGTCAACGGAGAATGTGAAGTTACCTGTGTCGAGTGGACGATAAGTAACTGCACTGTCTTCAGAGTAGTTGTCTACCTGTGCCTGACCGATAGAGGGGATGTTGAAATTGTTTCCATCAGGAAAACCATCAAGCATACGCACATATCGCTGTGCCATCATCTCATCACGCAGAATCTCTTTGAGTTCTGTTGAGTAGACTTGAGCACGTTGCAGGAACGAGGTATTAGATGTGGTCATTGCCATTTCTAAGTTCCTTCCTTATGCACCAAACTTGTCACCAAGACGGGCTTTGTCTTCAAACATTTGCTGTTGTGTCTTGGCTGAATAGTACATGTTACGATTTTCCCTACGTAGTTTTTGGTAGTAAGACCAATTACGTTCCGTAGAGGTTTGCATACCGACACCTTCGGTACGAACCGAACCTTGAGTTATAGGACTAAAGGTTTTCTTTGGTTCACCGATAAGAGCAAAGAAGGCAGAGGGAGATTCAGCAGCAATGTCACGCATACGTTCCAATGACATACCTAACTCAAATGCTTTCTTTTCGATTTCAGCTTTGGCTTCAGTGCCAAAACTTTTCTCTAGCTCTGCATCAACTTGAGCAAGATTACGTTTAATAATGCTCTCTTGTTCTCGTTGAGTAAGTGTCTGTTCGACTAGGCTCTTCAGGTCTTCCTCATTAATAGGTGCAGTGGTGTTCTGGCTATTAATGCTACTTTTATCTTGAGACACCCCAGAGTTTACTGTAGTAGAGTCAGTGGCCTTACTCTGAAGTTGTTCGAAAACTTCCTTTTGGTACTGTGACTTCTTGAGGTCTTCTCTCATTTCTTCGAGTTGAGCCTCTAAGTTTTTAATGTAGCCATCAGCTTCTAACTTGCCTTTGGCTAGTACCTCAGGGTCTTTCCAGTTTTCTCCCTTAGTCTCTACGAGCTTCTGTAAGTACGAATCCTGTGGTGGGGCTTCTTGTACTTGTTGCTCTGCCTGAGTTTGGTCTGTGGTTTGACTCTGCTCAGAAAATACCATAATGTTATTCCTTGTCTAGGTTGATAATATCAAGCACCTTGGTTAGTGCTCTGTTGTAGCCGATACGATCAGCTTGTTTATAGGCCCATGAGGGGCTGTCATAGTCAGCCTCTGGTCCTGTATCCTTGAGCATAGGCTCAAGTATTTCTCTGAGGCGGTCTAAGCTTTCACGGTTTGACAAGATTTTTTGTCGTAGCTCAAACTTTTCCTCAGGTGTTTTGCATTTAGAAAACCAATAGGACTTCATTATTTCTTTTTCATTGGCTTCTTAGTTGTGTTCTTGTAGGGTTTGACCTTGCCCTTTTTGTATGGCATCTTATAGTCCTTTCTCAATAGCAATTTCTTGTTCTTCTTCTAGCTGAACTTGAGCTTCGATTGACATCTTCTCAGTCTGCATTTGCTCAAGGATAGCTACGTTTTCAGCAAACAAGGTAGGCTCACCTAACTCATCAGCTAAAATACGAGCAAACTCTTTGCCTGACATATGGACAGCTATGGCTGGGTCAGCTAATTTAAGTTGGTATAGCTGAGTGATATTCTGTATCCTCTGTGCTCTTTCAGCAAAGTGTCTAGCACCCATAGGTACTATCTTACCGTTAGCTTTAATGTCTTCCTTGGTAATCTCTTCAAAGAAAAAGACACCAGTATCTTCGTTGAGGACTCTGATAGTATCAGCATAGTCCATGTTACGTCTAGCTGCTTCAAGCATAGCATTGAGAATAGGCTCTAAGAAAACTCTTTCGAAGTGTGCAGTCTTATGTTGGAAGATACGACCTGCTGCTGTCATCAATTGGTTTACTTCAAAGGCTGTCTTCTCACCTGCACTACGGATACCCATAGCTTCCCTTGGTGCACCTGCCATCATTTCCATTTTATTCTCTAGGTTCTGAATCTGGAAGTCAGCATTGAGTGCAGTTGCATCTGGTACTAGATACCCTACGTCACCCTCTTCACCCATGTATATACGGGCTGCTGGCTCAAAGTCAAAGTCTTCTACGTCACCTCTGATCTTGAGAATAGGGTAGGCTATCTGATCGAAGACATCAGCCTTGAGGTTCTCTAGGTGATCAATGCGATACTGCATACCTACTAGGTTATCCAGTGGTCCCATCGAATAAAGATTATCAGGACGGTCTCTCCAACCTACATGGAAGACAGAAGCTTTACCTAGCCAGCTAGGGTTCTGTTCGTTTGACAAGACATAAGACCTGTCAACAATTGTGATCACACGATTCTTCATGAACTGATTTGTATCAGCATCGTACATGTCACCGTAGAACGTAAGGATTTCTATATAGTCAGACTCAAAGTATTGCTTGATGTCAGAAAACCCATCAGCTAAGAACCCCTCTGACTTATGTACATCTACGTCATTACCTGTAGCATATGAACGGTTATACATCATCTTCTCAAAGATGTCGTTCATGTAGGCGTTGTCTACAGTCTCGTCAATTTTTCTTTTGACTTCACCCTTTGTAAGAAGCGTTCTGACAATTTTAGGTGAGTCAATAAAGGAAGCGGCTAAGGGGTTAAAACAAATATCAAAAGGAGAAATACGAACAAGCTTAGGTCCAACATAGTTAACGGCCCTCTCACCATCCTCGTACTCAGTGTAGTCTCTGACAAAATCTACAGTAGCAAAACAATTTCCGTACTGAATATAATCATTGATAAGTTTGCTTACAGTATTCTCAAAGTCTGACTGACGTATTTTGTTTTCCATGTAGGCTTGGATAACGTCACGTTTATTCTTTGTGTTAGCTTCTTGATCACTCGCTTCAAACCTAAAGAAACGTTTCTGAGGAAACAAAGCTGAGAAATAATTAGCATGTAAATTGTCAGCAATCTGTGTTAGCTTAGGTGTTGTCGTACTGTTAGTCCAAGGCAGCTTACTGTTGGACGTAGTACGAGTATCCGTTGCGTAGATATAGTTACGGATTTCTTTCCACTCTTCGATCTTTTGCTGACGTGAGTTATTCCAAATAGTCCATCTGTCTGCAATCTCCGTAGCTAATGCGTGAGGAGCTATAAGAGAATAGAGATCAATAGTTGTTCCAGCCATTACATTCTATTCCTTAGAGCATTTGCACACATTTCATAAAACTCCTCATCTGTGTAAAAACCTTTTGCACAGTTTACTTGAAAAGTTACAAGCCTTACATTTTCTTTTGTATATCCCATATCTGGTTCTATCCTATCAAGAGATATTGTATCTTTGTTTGCAACACTTTTTCTTGAGTGAGGTTCAAAATCAAAAGCAACAGAAGTTAAAGCACACAAGCCTTCTTGTTCTTCATATAAATCTAAAAGATATTTTACAGTTAAATCAAAAGGTAGCGATTTTATTTTTGCTCTATTTTTTGCAGAATTACAAAGTCTATTAAATTTATACTCTAAATCATTAGATATTTTACTTTTATTTCGGCAGCTAGTAGAACAAAATGAAGAACCTTTACAACTAACTTGAAGAAAGGATTTTCCACAAAGATAACATTGTTTTTCTCTTGGTTTGTTTAAAGTACCTTTAGCCAAAGCTAACGCCTCCAAATCTTTTATTAAACTGTACAACGTTGTCTCTGCTTCTAAAGATTTTTCTAGAAGGTTTAACTGCCATGTCAACTGCTGAAGCCAAGGCATCTATAACGTCATCGTGTGCAGGGTTACGGGAAGACAACTCTTCTTCTAGTATTTGAATGTTGCCACCCCTGTAGTGCCACATGCTCATGTTATCGTAACGAGGTTCCAAGATAGAAGCTATCCGTTCTTGTTTGTTGCCTTGGTTTTTATTGGGCCTGTACTCGTTGATACTTAAAGACAGACCGTGTTGTTTGATTAGTTCTTTTAGTTGTCTGACAATAGCCATCTGAGCTACGGTTGTTTCAGCCCTCATCTTTCTGAATGACCACTTGTTGACCAGATGAAAGATGTGATCAAAATAAACTGAGATACGATCAGTCTTGAACCTATCAATATCTAAGACATAAACATTGTTGTCAGCATCTATTCCTATGACAACGATAGCTGTTGAGTCAGCCTTCTTAGATAAACTAAATGCAAAGTCAACGGCTGCATATAGGTTTAACTTGTTGTCTTTATAGAACCAGTACCCGTTTTCTTCTTTTAAATGTTTACGATCAAAGTACTGAAACTTTTCGCTGCCTACGGGTACGTTGTCTGGGTCAGAAGGATCGTTGTAGTACTGTGCTCTGAACTGCCCTTTGTCTAAGTACTGACCCCGTTTCTTAGCGAGAATCTTAATGTCAAACCCAAACCACTTACCGTCTTTACGTTGTTGTCTAGGCCAGAGGAACTCACCTGTGCCATCCCCTAGGTCTTCCACTGGTCTCTCGAATACCTCGTAGATATTCTCCTCACCTATCTTCTCACCATCCTCGTTGTACTGGTCTTCCATCATTTGAAGAAGATCGTTGTACAAATCAGAAGGGTGGTACCTAGTACCTACGACCCACTCTTTCGCTTCAGCACCTTCAATAGAGGAGAGAAGAGAGTATTGACTTTTGACTTTATTCCTTCCCTCGCCTGTGTAAGCATTTTCGTAAACGACACAATCATCAAGGACTGCGATGTCGCAATGAAGTCCTGTAAGCGAAGTCGTAAGTCCACCAGTAAAGATCGAAGGGTCTCTAACATTTTCTTTCTTCCTTAAAGGATGATCCAACATAATCTCTGAGTTGGTCCATCGTGTACGTTTGCCTTCATCAAAGTTTACGTGATCAGGCCAGTACCGTCTGTATATCTCAGATGTAAGTATGCCTTTGATAAAGCCTAGTTGTTTCTCTGCTAGGTTAGCTGTTGCTGAGATATAGAGTATTCTAAGTGTCGGGTCTTTGGTTAGTTCCCATGCTACCCTGTAAGCTATAAGTCTTGACTTGCCGTGGTCCCTAGGGAATAGGAGTAGCTGATGTGACTTACTGTCTTCTCTTGTCCACCAATTGCAGACATCTTCGTGGCATTGCCCTAGTACTTGCTCTGGTGCTATAAGTTTGATAAAGGTTACCAGATCATCTTCAGCAGCTATTCTTATTTGATCTAAGGCTGACATTTATTTTAAAGACATCCACA